GGTGCCTCGGAATGTGGTGTCTCAACATGGAAGATTATCGTGAGGGCGGCATTGGGGGCATTCCGCCGGGGGGCATCATGGGTGGTCCGCCCTGTGGGGGAGGTGCGGATGGCATCCCAGCCGCCTGCTTCAACTGCGCCAGGTCTTGGGTGTTCTGCTTCACGGCCTGGCCCAGTTGCTGGATGATGCCCATGACTTGCTGGTCGTTCTCAATCATCAGCGAGTCGCTTTCGCCGGGCCGCACTTCGAGCTTCAGGTCAACCCCGGCATCCGCCATGCGGAAGACCGAGTTCATAATCTCGAACACCTTCTGCTTGCCCATCGCGTCGAAAATCGAGTGCTGCACGTTCTGGTCGAGCGACCCGATGGACTGGAACATCTGGATCAGGGCGGTCGCGCCCTGCTGGTTGCTCACCCGGTCGCCGCCGTCGCGGCTGGTGAAGATGAAATCGTGCCGCAACCCCTGCTTCGCCCCCATGATGGTGAAGTAACCCAGCGGCTCGTCGTTGTCGGTGTCCACCACTTGGAAGCCCGCCTCCTGGATGACGCTGTCCGGGTAGCGCGAGGCGGCGGTAAGGACCACATCGTCGCTGCCCCTCGACATGAGGGACTCGTAGCAGATGCGTTTCATCGCCGCCCGGCCCTCGTCAATTGCCGTGGAGATGAACGAGTAGATGGTTTCCGTCGAGCCGGCGAGCTGGTTGGATTCCGTCGCGGAAATCTCGTGCGGGGCCACCTGGCCCTGCTCGTGCTGGGACATGACCTGATTGCGCTCGGCCATGTTGATCGTGCTGGTGATGGCCTCCAGCACACTGCTCAGCGCCGTGTTCGGGTGGCTCCGTACCACCGTAAAAACCTTCGTCGGGTCAATGCCAAGCTGTTTAAGCTTCTCAAAACCCACTTCAAGAATTTGGGTCTGCTCATAGAAATTCTGCCCTGTCATGCAGCGGCGGAACTCGTCGCGCACCTTCCGCCCTTCGTCCGTGTCGGGGAAAATATCCGTGTTGAGAACGGCCACCGAGAACAGGTCAGCCTTGGCGATCGCGAGGAACTGGCTGAACAGGTTGGTGATCTGGTCCTGATACGGCATCAACTCTTCCATCATGGAGATGTTCGCCAGACGGTCGTCGTTGGTGTTGTAGGAGAACACCGCGCACGGGCTGCTCGGGCAAATGTCGGCGTACACCACCGTCCCGTTCCCGGCCACCTTGAGGTGGACCCAGACCGGGTGCGGGTAGCGGCCAACGCCCCACTCCTGCGGAATGATTTTCTTCCAGAGGTGCGTGAAGAACACGGAATGGCTTTCCATCGAACCCGTGTAAACGCCCACGTTGTTCACCCGGTCGTTCAGGCCAGGCTGCGTGTCGCTGGGCAACTGGGGCGGGGTGACCTTGTCGTAATACTGCGCGAAGTAGTTCGCGTAGTTGGTAAACCACGAAGCCGTATCCGCCGAGAACTGGACGCTCTTCCGGTTGAAGTAAACCGGGTTGTTGTGAATGTCACCCCAACGCGCCACATCCCAGAAGCCGACATACTCGCAACCCGTGTCCGTGTTGAGCGAGGCCAGCGGGTACTTGTTGTCAAAAATCAGCCGGCTCGGGTGTGGCGACACCCACGACAAGCCCTCGCGCACCACCCGGGTCCGCTTCGGGAGCTTGTTCGTTCCCTGCGTGAACTCGGGGGCGATGGTCGGGTCCGTCTCGATTTGAACGTCCCGCTCCCACGACGCCCGCGGGAATACCACGCACTCGGCGTAAAGGAGCATCTTGCGGATCGCCTGCGTCATCTGGCGGCGGTAGCCGTACTGGTCGGCCATGATGTCCATGCGCTGGCCCACGAGGTCAGCCCGCAGCTTCCCAACCTGGGTCTGGCTGCGCGGCTCGTATTTGAAGAACGGCCAGAGCTTGTCGTACTTCACGGCCTGCGCCGCGACCCGCCGCGTCAGCACGGAACGGCACAGGTTGACGTTGACCTCGGTGAACTTGGGCAGGTCCACCACCGTCTGGCCTGCCTCATTCTTCTTCAGGTAGGTCGCGCCGTCAGGCAGCGCCCGCAGCGACTTCTCCGCTGCCGTGGTGTCAATGCGGCCCTGCGCGTAGAGCATCAGCGGCAGGACGCGCTTGTTGATCGGTGAGGAATCCCACGACAGGTCCACTGCGGAGTAGCGGTGATGGTTCCGCAGGCCCCAGACGATCTGCTCCTGGAGGATGTCCTTGAGCTGGTCCTCGAACCGCTTCCGGTTGCCGACGTCCTTGTCAATCGCCTGCAACTTGGCGTCGAAGTCGCTGGGCGAGAGCTTGCTGGCGAGCGCGGCCTTGCGCCGCTCGTCCATCGGCTCCGCAGCGAGAACCTCGCGCAGGCGTTCGTTCGTCGTGCCGTATTCGTTGAGGACAGCAAAATCAATCATCGGAATTGTCTCTTGGTTTCAGGTGCATCAGGTGGAATGGCAGCACGGGCTGGCTCTGAATGCCGCGCAGTTCGAGGACCGCCGATTCCATCCACTGGAGCATCGTGGACAGGCCCATCGGCAGTACCTTGCGGTTCTTCCACTTGGCCCGTTCAGGGCTTGGGATGTTGAACAGCGCCGCCACCTCCCGCTCACTACACCCCTGGAAGTGGCGGCAGAACGCCTGCCACCGCTCGTAAGGCCAGGGGCGGTCAAGCCCCTGCCTCGCGTAGTGCATCCGCAGGCGCTGGGTCGTGGCCTGCTGCAACTCCTCTAGCGGGAAGTTACGATGCCTTTTCCGCGGCTTGGGCATCGGAAGAAGACGGTCCAATGACCGCCATTGCGGCGCCGCTGGCATCCTCGTCGCCCTGAGCTTCCGCGGCGTCCTCGGCCACATCGTCAATCGGGGTGACGTCCACGGGTTCGTCCGGGTCAATGGAGAGCGTGGCGATGTCGTCGTCCACCTGGTCGAGGCTGGCCTCGCACTTCAGGGAGATGGAATCGCCGGGCTGCATGCGCCCGAAGAGTTCCTTCAGTTTGTCGTCATCCAGTTTGAGGATGATTTTGTCCGTGGGTTGGTCTGGCATGATGTTATCCAAAAAAAAGGGTTACACACCGCAGCGCAGCAAGCTCGGGGCGGGGATGGCCGTTGGCAAGTTTTTTATGCCGTGGAGTTCGTTTTTGAACATGGGGTAGCTCAGGGAGTCGAACTTGTGGATGTGCTTCCCGCGCCTCGGGTTCTCCGGGTTGTCCCGGTCGGCTTCCAGCCCCAGGAACATCTGGCGGACGTTTTCGCACTTGGCCGAGATGAACAGTTCCTGCTGGTACAGCTTGGAACTCACCACCCGCACACGGGCCGACACGCTCCCGGGACCCTTCGGACAGCCTATGAGCTTCATCACGTGGCCCCCAAGGTCGGCCTGCGCCTTGTTGAACTCGCGCTCGAAGTCCCAGGCGTCGTAGCTGCCCTCACCGCCGGGGCGCCACTGGTTGATGGCGCTCTCGTCCGCAATGTGCATGAACCGGAACGGGTACGGCTTCCCATAGTTGGCGGGCAGCGGGGTCTGGAGCCAGAACTTCATGCGCTCGATGACCTCCCACGCCAGCGTCTTGTACAGGATGCGCTCGTCCAGATGGTCCACCTCGTCAATGACCAGCGTCAGAACCTTGTCCTTTGTCGGCACCTGCTGGAGGAACGTGACGCTGGAGTACACTTGGCCCAAGTCGTACCCCACCAGGATCGGAAAGCCGGGGAAGGGCATCAGCCATTCGCCTCGGGCCGCGTTGCCAATGACATGCAGCGGCTCGTGGAAGTAGGCGCGGAACAACCCGTCCCCGGTCGGCCTGTCCACCCAGACGCCGTCAATCAGGCGCTGCCGCTCGATGGGGTCGGAGGCGAAAATCTTCCGCAGGCGGGCGACGTAGTCGGGCCGAATCCAACCCAGGTTCTCGCTGATCGGAACGTGGTGCACGGAAAAGGCCGGGTCGCGCTCGCCTTTCTCGTTGATGCATTCATCCCAGAACGTCTTGTAAACCCAGTGGCTCGGGCCTTCCGGGTTGCAGGAGGCGAGGAACTGCTGCGGCCCCTCGATGCCGCGGCGGCGCCCGAGCTGCGCGGCGGTGTAGGTGTAGTACTCCCTCCCGTCGCAGTTGGTCAGCTCGTCAATGTACACCAGCGACGGGGCCGGACCCTTGATGCGGTCGGCCACCTGTGCCGCGTGCTGGATGGAAAGCAGGAGCAACTTGCTCCAGGTGCCGTGGCGATTCTTGATCCAGCGATGGCGGTCCTTCGTCAGCGGGTCCAGCTTCGAATCCGTGTACTCCAACGCGATGCCTTCATCGAGCAGCTTGCCGTCCTTGTCCCGGTTGCCGTCCCGCCAGGCCGGGAGGATGAGCGTCTCCAAGTCGTGCCAGATGCCGTCATTGCCCGTGCGAAGCGACGGCGTAATCAGCATGGCTAACGCCCCATTGTTCTCGTAAGCGTGGCGGACGATCTTGTGACCTACGCCGACCGTTTTTCCGGAACCTTTTTCTCC